TTACTCATTTTCTTTATCCTCACTTTCTGCCTGTTTCTTCAAAACTTCAATAGCCTTGACGATAACCGAAGGGATAGGCACACCCATCAGCCCCGCATTTTCGATAATGGAAATCGTTTCATTCGCAATGAAGGCAATCACAACCGCATCACGGATAAAATTAGAACCCATTACCACATCAAGGCGGCAAGCCACAAGCACCACAAGAAGGGTAACGCCTTTTCTGCAAAGCCCCTTCCATCCGGCACGGCTTTCAAGTGTTCCGTTTTCCGTCTTTTCGGATTTATGGAATACGCCCGCCACAATAAGCCCGGTCAGATAATCAATTCCCATGAAAATCATCAGGGTAATAAGGGCGGCATCCCACCCACCAAAAAGGGAAGCAATCACACTTCCGACAACTCCGATTCCCGTACAAATTCCTTCTTTCATTTTTTCGTTCTTCCTTTCTGTGTTTGATTTATAGCAAAACCCTTATACAAGGCTTTATATAAACCTCATATAAGGGCTTTTGCTCTGTGTTTGATATTCTGTTAGGGGTTTTACATTCTCTCGAAATATGCGGTGTCTGTGATTTCTGTGGGGTTGCCTGCCTGAATACAAACATAGGTGTTCCCCTCATACACATACCACGCATTAACCATTGTAGCCATGCCCGAAATCCAATCAAAGGGGTTTTCCTGCGTACCCTTTGCATCAGGATCAGGAACGGATTCCCAAGCGAAAGCATCACTTCCGAAAGTGTAAGCAAGCTGCCACTTATACCCCACCTTATCAGGAAGTTCAGGCTTTTCAGGAACTTTGATTGAATCAAGGAAGGTTCGCAATTTCAAGCCCAAATCAGCCGCCGATTGCATTTTTTCTTCATGCGTCATCATTATTCATTCACCCCCAAAATCGTATTCATCAGTTCGCCCAACTCTGCACTTTGGGCTGCTTGCTGCAAAATGAATTCGTCCTTGCTGTACTGAACCATGTTGAATTCATAGCCCACGAATTCATTTTCTTCACCGACATTTTCAGAAATTTCCTGAATGTTGGTGTGCTGCCAAACGCTGAATTCATCAATCACAATGGGTTCAGGTTTGACGGTGCTTCTTACTCTGCCATAGTCAACCATGCTTTACGCCGCCTTTCTTTTATATTTTTTGGTTTTGACAACATCCTGATAATATCGGTCTGCATCGTCTTGAATTGGTGCAATGTACTTTTTCCGCAAGCGGTAACTGTCACAATGCTTTAGCCATCCCTTATAGGAATTTACGGAACACCATTCAGAATAGTTCATCATTTGCCCGCTTGCTGTTTTCTCCCTGATTGCTACCATCTTTTTCTTGAAGTTGGTGCAACTGCTCTTGCGAAGCAATGTATAATTCAGGAAGGTTCGATAACCGACAAAATCAACACCCCGCACATAGGAAGGGAACACTTGCCAATTCCCCTTGATAGTCAACCGTAATTCCCGCATGAAATAAACATCAATTTCCCGTTTCAGGGCATGAAGTTCTTCTTTGCTGTTGCCGAAAATCACAATATCATCCATGTAACGGAAGTAGTGCTTCACCCGCTTTTCTTCCTTGATCCAATGGTCAAAATCAGAAAGATAGAAGTTTCCGCAATATTGGGAAAGGTAGTTCCCTATCGGTATTCCGGTTTCTTCATCAACATCTTCATCCAAGAACCAGAGATCACGAATATCTTCAATGTTAGCGGTGCAAATGCTATCTATGATTTCATCCAACAACCAAAGCAATTCACCATCTTTGAAAAGCCGTCTGAACTTTGCTTTCAAAATATCGTGATTTATTGAAGGGTAATAATGCCTTACATCCAGCTTCAAGCAATATTGGCAATTCGGAACATCTTTCCACATTGCATCTTGAACATCATGCAACGCTGCGTGAATTCCTCTTTTGGGTAACGCTGAATAGGTGTTCTTTGTCATGTGCCGCATTAAATACGGTTCAATGACTTGCAAAATCGCCCATTGACAAATACGATCCGGGAAGTAGGGTAGTTTGAAAATTTCCCGGTCTTTGCCGCTGTCATGCTTGATAAATTTTTCGTAAGGTGAAGTTTGGTAGGTGTGATTGATAAGCATTTCTTGAAGGCGTTTCAAATAGCCTTCAACATCTGCATCAACCGCTTTTACTTCCTCATACCATCCCTTTCCCTTCCGTGCGTTTTGGTGTGCTTTGCGTAGGTTATCCATAGAATAAATCTGTTCATATAGATTACCGTAACGCTTCATATTGTTGAATGTTCCTTTTGTATGCACATCAGCCGAATCTTCAACCTTTGAAAGTTAATTTTCAAAGTCTACCAACACGACCAAATTTTATTTTTAACTTCCCCCTTTCGGGGGCTGTCTGTTCTGCCTGTGGCACGGTCATTCAGGAATACAGATTTATCTGAAAACACCGCCCTATATTTCAAGGACGGTGTTTTCGTGCATTTACTAACTGCCTGCTGATATTCCGATTACGATTAGAAGAAGCATTATTCAGATTCCAATAGAAAGCTCCTGCATTAGAACTGTTATTCCATTTACTGCCTAATTTAGTAACCTTCCAACTGGGATTAGAATTAGCTTTTTTCCTGTTTATCGGTAGAAACAACAAAACTCCCCGAACAACCGATATATTCAATTTTTCAATGTTTGTTCAACGGTGTTAAGCGGCTTCCTTTTTGGAAGGTACATACACCAACCGCCCGCCGATATGCCGACCACGATAAGAAGAAGCATAAGTCAGACTCCAATAGAAAGCCCCCGCATTAGAACCGCTATCCCACGCACCGCCCAATCTAGCAACCCTCCAACCGGGACCAGAATTCCACACATAATCACCAACGGGAAGGGTGGAATTGCCTGTGTGTTCAACCGGAATGAACAACCAATCATATTCTTCCGAATAGCCAAAAGCGGAAATATAACCGCCGCCATAGCACGGGTGAATTCCGGTGTTCTTGTAAGGGCTTGCTTTGCTATCGTCAACAAAGCCGTGATCCGCAACATAAAGCGTTCCAACTTGCCCTTCTTCAAATGGGGTGGGGTTTTCCTCGTTCATACCGTCAATCCAAGCCCAAATGTTACCCCAAATGTTTTCTTCACCACGATAGGAAACAATGTTGTAACCGTTGACATTGGTAACAGAACCGGAAGCGTTACCCAAATTCACGGTTGCCCCGGTGATCTCCGTCATGGAAGTGCTGCCATCATCTGTTTTGTTGGTAACGCCGTTGCCAATCACTTTTTGCATATCGAAAGAAGCATATTCAATCAGCATCAAAAGCTGTGAAGCGGCGATTGTTGCAGCATACGCCTGTTCCCATCCTGCACCCCTCATTTGTGCCAGCTTTCGGGTGTTCGCTCTCGTCAGGTTTTGGGTTAAACCGGAAATAGGCTTTGCGTTTGCAATGCTGCAAAGCACATCAGCGGCGAAATCTGCCACTTGTGCATCATCCAAAATATAGGCGTTTGCAGAAGTGTCAAACAACGAACCTTCAAAGGCTGCAAGGTAAATGTACGGGTTGACATTGCCATTTTCCACAAAGGCGGGGTGAACCTTGAAGCCGGGTTTCAGGGTGTCCGAAACATAATAGCGGGCTTTGCGGATTTTCGTTCCCTTCACGCCCTTTTCAATCACCATAGGAACAACCTTGTAATAGAATTTAGGCTGTTCAACCATCACCTGAACCTTTGTTCCGGCTGAATTCTTCCCGGTTGTGGTGTAATTGGCATCCCTATAATAGGCGGTTACTGTTCCATCATCCGCAACATTGCAGCGTTTACGCCCACCAAAGGCATTGATTGAATCAAATCCTTCCCCTGGTGTACGGTTTACCGCCCCGGAAAGGCGGGTAAATCTCTTGTTTACAAAGTCCACTTCCACGCCGTAAATATCATCAGCGGAATAGCCGATAAAGGCTTCAAGGTCTGCAATCTGTCTTTGCAAATCCTGAATATCCCCAATTGTAGCAACCGCCGCCTGATCCACTTCAAGGGAAACATTTTCAGCGTTTCCAACCGTGGTTACAAGCTGCACATACGCCCCCGAAACAGTAATACCGTTATAGGCGGGCATATAGCAATTCCCGGAAGTTTCCCTTGTTACGGCATAGAGAATTTCACCCACATCAGGATCAACGGCATACAAGCCCAAAGCCTTCATGTAATACCCCGCTGTCAGTTCGGTATTTGTGAAGGCGGCTTCAACCTTGATTGCAACCTCATTTGTGCGGGTAACTTTGGAAATCAGGCTTGTTTGCTTCACATTGGAAAGGGAAGTCAGCCCTTCAAGCTGTGCATCCGTGTATGCGGTGCTGGAAGCTGAAATTTTGGTAAACTCAATGTTGCCGCTTCCCGCTATCATTTTTGCAAGCAACGCTTGCCCTTTGTTGGTTATCACCAACTTTGAAAATTCTGCCATGTTCTTTCAATCCTTTCTTATTGTTTTATTTCAATGAATTCAGAAACAACCACGCCTGAACCAACTGAATTTTCACCGCTTATGTTGAACTGTTCATTGAAATCATTTGTAATAATCACGGTTGCGGTATTTACCGCCCCGCCGCCGTGTGCTGCCAAACCGCCGACTGCAATATTTTCCTTGCTGTCATTGGTAATAAAATATTGGGCGGTGTGTACCGTTCCACCCCTGAAAGTTGCCCCGCCGCTGATAACCCGGTGAATCTGTTCATCATTGGTGATAAAGAAGGTTTCCACCGAACAAACTCCCCCGGCAATAAAGGCAAAGCCTTTTGCACCACAAGGAATTTCATTCACGGAAATAACAATCATGTTACACGGCATCATTCCTTCAATGATATGTTCCAATTCATCAACTTGCCCGAACAATTCAAGGTTTGTCAGAATTCTAACCGTGTACTTGTCATATTCTTTTGTAACCGTAAAATCAGAATCCCCACATAGGGCTTCCAGCTTTGCAAGGAAGGCTTTCATGGTGTAGGGGATAGTATTAAACCACCGGGCTTGAACTCTTGCACGGCGGCTTTCAAGGGTATCTTCTGTTGAAGGTAAAATGTTCAAGATTTTTTCAAACCTTGATATTCCGTATTCATCAGCCGATTCAATGAATTCATTTTGAAGAACCCTGTCAGCGGCTTTCCACACAAGCACAAATTCAGGGTTTTCCGCTTCCAAAGTTACGGAAATTTCCTTGAAGTCAGCCATGAACGGGGGTAAGTAGGAAACAAGGTCAACTGTTTTTGTCATGCACTCGCCCCCTTAAACACGGGGATTTCATATTTTCCCAAAGTCAGGTTATCAGAAGCCCCGTTTATTTTGGTGCTGTCAATATCCACAATTCCCTTGATACCCAAAAGGCGGGTTTCAATTTGACTGATACGAACCACCAAATAAGGCGAATCAGCCCACGATTTACGAAGTTCAAGCAGATAGTTTGAAATTACTTCATTGATTGAACTTTGAAGGTTCGACCAACCATAGCCAACATCAAAGGTAATGTTGGTTTTTACGGTAACTTCACGATTTATCGCACTTTGCACATTCACAACATGACCGATAGGGGCAACCCCGTAACCTTCCCCGGCGTATTCGTCAGGATCAATTACTTGCTGCACCGCCTTAATCAGCGTATCAGAAGCAACCCCAAAATCTGAATTCAGGATTGTTAAAAGCACCGTTCCCCCGGTTGTCAATTTTTTGTTCAACGCTGCATTATACACGGTTTCAAGCCATGCAGCGGGTTCACCGCTTAAAGTGGGCTTGATTGTTTCATACCATGCCTTGACTGCTGCGGAAGGTATCATTTCAGCGGGGCGAAGATCGTTGTTCCAAACCCTTGTTACTTTGGTACTTCCAACGCCCGGAATAGCGTTTGTTTTTTCAAGGTAATCTTGAACATTGCCGCCGAAAGCCTTTTCGTTGAAGCTGTTAAAATAGCGGGTTCGCAAATCTTCCGTATCTTCTTCATCCTCACCGGGAATAAGAACATCCGTAAGTTCAGCGGTTTCAAGCCCTTGTATATACTCAATCGGGATCATAGTTCCCAACTGCTGATTTCCGACAACTCCGGGGGTTTCACATTGCATCTGATATTCCCCGTCAGCAATTTTTTCAGTTGCAATGAAATTCATTGAACCGATATTGAACCGCTGTCCGGTAACATCAATGTTTGTGGGTGTGAATTCACCCTTCAAAACAGCGTTGGTTGCTTCATAAGGGGTAATTCCTCTTTCTTTGCAACGCCTGATAAGATATTCCCTTGAAGCACTATCCCCGTATGCTTCCGCAATCAGGGTGTTCAACTCTACATAAAGCAATTCCAATTCAATCGCCGTGGGGGAATGGGTGTCAAAGATAACCGAACCTTCCCGCTTGTCGAACTTGTCAGATACTCTTGCAAGCATCCGTTCAAGGATTTCACGATAAGTTACATCATACATTTAGAAATTCACCACCTTTTCAGCAACCACATCACCGAAAACGGTATGTGCGGTAAAAGTTACAAGGATTTCACCCTTTTTTGAAATGTTAAATTCAAAATTATCCACGGTCTGAATTCTATCATCCCATGTTAGGGCTTCCCTGATTCTGCGTTCCAATTCAGGGCAAACATAAGAAACAGGTTCACCGTATAAATCAAGCAATTCAATCCCATAATTCCACGAATACATAACATATTGGTATCGTTCCGTGTTCAGGATTTTATATATTGCCTGTTTCATTGCTTCCTGTCCGTCTGTATAGCCCCGGATCAGATTGCTTTCAAGATTCATTTTGTAGGTATGGGTTGGTTGTTCAGTGATTTCAAAATCCTGTTCAAGAAAGGCTGTGGTTGAAGGTATCATCCGATTCTATCCACCACAATATATTTTTGCCCGCCCTGCTGCCGGATAAGAATCACTTCATCACCGACAACCAACCCATTATGTACGGTGATTTTCTTCCTACCCTTGATAGGGTGTTTATGGGTTTCATAGCTTGCGTACCCGCTGCCCCCGCCTTTGTCCTCTGTATTCCAATTAACGGTTACTTCTGTTACAAAATCGGTAACATTCCGGGTAAGAATAAGCTGCCCTTTACCCAAAGGCAATTTCTGTTCCACAAGGATTTTCAAGGGGGAAGCACTTGTTACCTTTCCGAAACAGACTTCAACGGGCTTTGAAGCCTTTACCGCATCCAACGCCGCCCGTTTGATTGTTTTCATCAATTCAACTGCATCAGGCAATAAATTCACCCCCTCGAAGTGTTAAATCCATAAAGTGTTCATCCAGCTTAAAGGTGTGTTTTACCTTTTCAACCAACATAAAATTCTTTACATTGGTATCACCCAAAGCAAGATTTATCACAACCATGCTTCCGGCTCTAACCCGTGTATCACCGATTGCATTTGTGATTTTCAGATTTCTTGTTTTGCTGTTGTATAGCTTCAACAGGGCATCCGCTTTTGCTTGCCCGTTTTCGCCTTTTTGCAGCGTGTCAAAATACTGTAATACACCCCATGCGTTCATGTGGCTTGAATCCTGTGCAATGTAAACTTCCCGCTTTCCGGTGTCCTCATTGTCATAGGTCAGCTTCACCTTGTTGTAAGTGTCGCTGTCAATGCTGGAAGTGTATTCAAAATTTTCCCCAGTTTCTTCATCAATCATCAGGTAAGCCCCCGGTTCGCCCACATACATTGAAGAAATGTTTTTCAAGGTCAGCTTGCCGAAATCGTCAAACAGTACGAACATTTCTTTGCTGTTCTGCAAGGTCAAATCAAGGGCATTTTCTATCATGTCAAATAGGGAAGTGTTATCTTCCACCCGTGAAGCAATCACAAACCCGGTGTCTTCCAAAGTTCCCGTATTCAAAGAAAAATCCGCTGCCAGCATTTGAATGAACTGTGAAGCGGTTTTGTTCTCATAAACATAGGTATCTTTATTATTCAGGTATCTTAATTGATCGTAGGCGGTCACTTCTATAATCTGATCCTTATCCCGCTTTTTGCTGAACACAAATCCAAAGAAAACGGGCTTTCCATCAACTTTCAGGCGAACCGCCGCCCCTTCCTGAAAATTGATAATGGAATCTTTTACAAGTTTGAAGGTCAGCTTGCCGGGGGTGCTTCTTCTTTCGGTACTCCATTCAATACCTTCTTCCACAATCGGAATATAGGCTTTTGTACCGGAAGGATCGGAAATCAGAAGTTCAACATTCAATCTTCACACCCCCTTAATCAAATGTTCCATCATCAACCCACCCATAAACATTTGAACCGGAATCGGTGTGTATCAAATGCCACGGGTGGGCTTTGCCTGAACCGTTTGCAATCGTGATCTTTGCTTTTCCCGCCCTTGCGGAATAACCCTTTGCCCCCGGATAGGAACTATAATAGTGTGTGCCGCCGTGGAAATTCACTATATCGCCCACTTTATAACTTTTTTGTGCCGGGGGATCGGCTGGTCTTTGCTTTTCAACCTTTGCTTTAGGTTTGGAAGCAGCGATCTTGATATTTACGGTTTTTGTTCCATAATCCCGGTATTGCTTCAATTTGATTTTCACTATCAAATCAAAACCATCTTTCGCCTGTTCGGTGATTCTGTAATCTTCCATTGATACCTTCATGTTGGTTGAAAACAGAACCTTCCCATTCGGCAAAGTTCGGGAAACGATAAATTGAAAGGGCTTCTTATCCGCTTTCAAACTTTCAAAGTAATCAAGAAAATAAGAAGCCACTTTGAACCCTGATTTATAGGTTGCAAACGGATATTTCACTTGTGGAATCCTACATTCAAATTCAATATCCGTAAGTTCAGGGGTTTTCAAAATATTGATTTCCCCTTCATTTATCAGGGTAAGCGTATCATTCGCATTGTTGATTTTCACTTGCAGCTTTTCCGGGGCGATTGGTAACAAGCATTTTTTCAAGTAGAAATCATATCCGCTTTTACTCATTATTCATGCACCCCTTCCGCAATTTTATCAACCGCTTCATTTGCGGCATCCGTCAACCCTGAAACAATACCATCCAAATCCATTTTACCGGAAACGGTGTTGTGGTTTGTCTGTTCAATGGTGATTTCAGCGGTTGTAAATCTGTTCACCGCTTCCTGCTCTGCAATATCACGAAGATATTTCAAATCTTCTTCTGTAATATCCATCTGTAAGCTGAATGTGCTGTTGCAGCATCATAACCGATTTATCACCATGCCCCGGAAGAAGCGTTGCATTGTTATATTCCCACGCTTCATTTTCGGTTCTGTGGTAATTATCCAGCTTGCATAAATCGTGAAACATTCCCACAATGTAGGGGCTGCGTTCCTTCATCCACGGCAATTCAAGCCTTTCTGTGAAGGAAAGAAGGGTTTTTGTTACTGCAAATGAATGATCGAATAACGCCCCTGAATATGCCCCGTGGTGGTGAATGGAAGCCGGGGCTGTGAAGAATCCGTTTTCAATCAGCCATTTCTTGAAATCTTCCGGCACATAAGAACCCATCAGCTTTGAAAACTGTTCAATTCTTTCAAGTTCTGTAAATTTGCTGTTCGGTTCAGCTTCACAATGCGGGCAAATCATTCTTCCTTCCGGGATAATGTCACCGCAAATAACACATCTATCTTCCATTATCTGAACTCCCTTCCCGTTTTCGTGTCTTTGATTTTAATTCGTTCAATCAGTTCAAAACCCGCTAAACGAATAATGAACTTCAATACCTTTATCAATTCGGAAGCCCGCCTTTCGGTTTCGCTTTCCTCTTTGATTATGTTCTTTGTTCCGGCGTAAGCCGTAGGATCAGCATAACGCAGAATGTGCGGCTTTCTGTTAAAACCCGTTGACTTATCCCCCTATTCGAGTAAAATGTGTAGTACCGAAAGGAAATGGAGGTACATACAATGACAATTTACTACAACACGCAGGACAGAAAACCGCTTGTGAAAGCCATCAGCGAGTTCACGGGAGCGGACGCGGTTTACATGAGAACCCCGACCTACGCTTACCGAATCGACTATTTCACGGTGACCCGCGAGGGCAACCTTGAATTTGATGACAGAGCCGACAGTGAGGAAATCGAGGGACTAATTGAATTCCTTGCGGAGCGTGGATTCATCGCCGAGGCTGCCGACACAGAGCCAGCGGAAACGGCAAGCGAGAAAGTGCCCGCAGCCGCCGACAGCGCCGAACATAGCGAACCTGTGGGGCTTACGGTGGAAGTTCCACTTGAGGGTACGGCGGTCGGAAACCTCACCAAGCTGCTCGAAGCCAAAGGCAGACTTATCCGCAGAGCCTTAGCGGTGGACAGCCTGCCGATTGAGGTCACGGACAGCACGGTGAAATTCCCGTGGTTCGCAGACTGCAGCGCTGATGAATGCAAGGCTTACACGCATTTCATTTCGGCTCTTTGCGAACTTGCCGCAAATGCAAAGCGAGTTACGGCTAAGGAAAAGGAAATCGACAACGATAAGTACGCTTTCCGCTGCTTTCTCCTGCGACTGGGATTTATCGGTTCGGAGTACAAAGAAGAGCGGAAGATACTGCTGAGAAACCTCACGGGTTCATCGGCTTTCAGAAATGGAGGTGCTGCAAATGAAGTTTCCGAGTAAAGCAACAATCGAGCAGTACCGCCGAGAGTACCCGGTCGGCTGCCGAGTTGAGCTAATATCAATGGACGACCCGCAAGCTCCTCCGAAAGGCACAAGAGGTACGGTTCGAGGGGTCGATGACGCAGGAAATTTGCTCGTCCGCTGGGATAACGGTTCCGGGCTGAATGCTGTTCTTGGTATTGATGTAGTTCGCAAAATCCGTGGCTGATATACACAATTTCTGCGTGTGTATTTCGTTCAATATATTGTGGTAAAACCGCTTGATATATACTGCTTTTAGAGTTAATATGTGTACACCGAAAGGGAAATACACAAACGGAGGACACCACAATGAACGAAAAAACCACCAAGCAGATCAAGGAAATGATGAAACAGACCATAGGGGTCGAGGTTGAAATGAATAACATTACAAGAACAAAAGCCGCGCAGCTTGCCGCCGAGTTCTTCGGAACAGGCAGACACGAGCACACCGCAGGCCGAAACGGTTACGATACCTACTCCGCATGGGACGGCGAGGGTCGAGAGTGGAAGTTTCAGAAGGACGTGAGCATTCACGGACCGGACAGCGAAAAGTGCGAACTGGTAACCCCGATACTCACCTACACAGACATGGAAACCCTGCAGGAGCTTATCCGCAGACTTCGGAAAGCGGGTGCGAAAAGCGACGCAACAAGGGGCTGCGGAGTTCACATTCACATCGGAGCCAAGGGTCACACGCCGCAGAGCCTGCGAAACCTCGCAAACATTATGGCAAGCCATGAAAGCCTCCTCGCAAGCGCACTGAACCTCGACAGAAGCCGCATGAACCGTTACTGCCGCACGGTCAGCAAGGATTTCCTGGTGGAACTCAACCGCAAAAAGCCGAAAACCATGGCAGCGCTTGCGGACACCTGGTACGGCAGTCAGAACGCGGATTACGGCAGGTCGGCGCACTACAACGAGAGCCGCTATCATATGCTGAACCTCCACGCAACCTTTACAAAGGGCACGATTGAATTCAGACTTTTCCAGTTTGACGCACCCGCAAACGGCAAGCAGAACGGACTGCACGCAGGTCAGCTGAAAAGCTACATTCAGCTTTGCATGGCGCTCAGCCAGCTTGCCAAGCAGGTCAAGACCGCAAGCGCAAATCCTCAGCAGACCGAAAATCCCAAGTACGCAATGAGAACATGGCTTTTACGGCTCGGATTCATCGGCGATGAATTCAAGACCGCAAGGGAGCTTTACACCAAGCGGCTCGAGGGTGACACGGCTTTCCGCAACGGCAGGCCCTAACAAGCAGGAATTAGCTTCCTGCCTCCAACTCCCCACACTGTGGGGCTTTTGGTGGTAGAAAGGTGATTCTTATAAACCGCACCTTTCAGAAAGGACGGATTTCAAATGAAAAAGTATTACCTAGCCTACGGCAGCAACTTGAACATTCGGCAAATGGCGCTGCGTTGTCCTACGGCAAAGCCCGTGGGGACTGCGGTGATTAAGGACTACGAACTGCTCTTTAAGGGTAGTAAGACAGGCGCTTACCTTACGATTGAACCAAAGGTGGGAGCGGAAGTCCCTGTTGCAGTCTGGGCAGTCGAACCCGCCGATGAGAAAAGGCTTGATGTGTACGAAGGCTTTCCGGCTTTCTACTACAAAGCTGAAATTGAACTGCCTGTTAAATACTTTTCAGGCAAGACAGTAGTCAGAAAGGCTTTCGTGTACATTATGCACGAAGAACGACCATTGGGGTTGCCGAGCGGCTCTTATGTACGAACCTGTCTTGACGGGTATAGGGATTTCGGATTTGATGAGAGCATTCTTCTCGCAGCGCTGAACAACAGCAGGAGGGTCGCAAATGAAATCGGATAACGAAATAGGACTTCGCCCCTGTCCATGTGTTTGCCTTTAATGCGGCGCGTCCGTGCGCCGCTAGGGCAAACACTTTGCAACATCGTGTTGCACTCTGTGGGGCGCAGTACGGCGGGTATCCTGCGCTTTCGAGAAAGTACCCAAACACGCAGATTTGCCCAGATTGCGGCACACGGGAGGCCTTAGAAAGCATAGGTGTTTCCGCTGACGAGCAAGAGAAAATTCTCGGCATTATTCATCAGAATACACACAATTCTGACCGCTGATATTTGTGTACTATATTATCCGAAAACCGCTTGATATAATGCGGCTTTAGAGTTAATATACAGTCACCGAAAGGAAAATACATAAATACGGAGGACGAGAATATGTGGACACAGGGAACGATTGGAGTTAAGGACAGCAACGGCAGAATGGTTTCGGTAAGCTACTGGATAAAGCATTACGACAAGCCAAGCGAGGAATACGGAATCAGCGGCGGCAGAATTTCCAAGCTGATGTTAAAGCAGGACGGTAGGGTCGTTTACAACTACGACCGGGGCGAGGACATTGAGCCGCTGACCCGCGAAGCCGAAAAGGCGCTTGCGATACTGATACACGAATACAACTAAACACTTGCGAAAGCCGCCTGCGGGCGGTTTTCCTCGTTCTGGGGGTGATGATATAAAAAAGCTGAAAAAATATAAGCCGACAAAATTCAAGCTGAAATCTTCAGTCTACGATAAATCCGCTGCGGATTATGCCGTGGCTTTCATAGAAAACCTCTGCCACACCAAAGGCACATGGGCCGGAAAGCCATTCGAGCTTATCGACTGGCAGGAGCAGATTATACGTGACCTTTTTGGAACGCTAAAACCGAACGGGTATCGGCAGTTCAATACGGCATACATCGAGATACCGAAAAAGCAGGGTAAATCCGAACTTGCCGCCGCTGTTGCGTTGCTTCTCACCTGCGGCGATGGCGAAGAACGAGCCGAAGTGTACGGCTGTGCCGCCGACAGACAGCAGGCGGCTATCGTGTTCGATGTGGCGGCGGATATGGTGCGAATGTGTCCTGCGCTGTCAAAGCGTGTGAAGATACTCGCATCACAGAAGCGGCTGATTTACACTCCGACAAATTCTTTTTATCAAGTGTTGTCAGCTGAAGCGTACAGCAAGCACGGCTTCAATATCCACGGTGTTGTATTTGATGAGCTGCACACTCAGCCGAACCGAAAGCTGTTTGATGTAATGACCAAAGGCTCAGGTGATGCGAGAATGCAGCCGCTGTATTTTCTAATCACCACAGCCGGAACTGACACGCACAGCATTTGCTACGAAACTCATCAGAAAGCCAAGGATATAATCGAGGGTCGGAAAATCGACCCTACTTTTTATCCCGTGATTTACGGCGCTGATGAATCCGATGACTGGACAAACCCGAAAGTGTGGAAGAAAGCAAATCCAAGCCTTGATATTACAGTCGGTATCGATAAAGTAAAAGCCGCCTGCGAATCGGCAAAGCAAAATCCGGGCGAGGAGAACGCTTTCCGACAGCTTCGTCTGAACCAGTGGGTAAAACAGGCTGTTCGGTGGATGCCTATGGAGAAGTGGGACAAGTGCGCGTTTGCCGTTGATGAGGACGAACTGGAGGGTCGCGTCTGCTACGGCGGGCTTGACCTTTCATCGACTACGGATATAACGGCATTCGTGCTTGTTTTTCCTCCTTTGGACGAGGAGGATAAGTACATCATTCTGCCGTACTTCTGGATTCCCGAGGATAATCTGACCCTGCGTGTTAACCGTGACCATGTTCCGTATGATGTGTGGGAGCGTCAGGGTTACCTCCAGACCACCGAGGGAAATGTGGTTCACTACAGCTTTATTGAGAAATTCATCGATCGGCTCGGCGAGCGTTTCAATATCCGTGAGATAGCCTTTGACCGTTGGGGCGCAGTTCAGATGGTGCAAAACCTCGAGAGCATGGGCTTCACGGTAGTTCCGTTCGGGCAGGGTTTCAAGGATATGTCCCCTCCGACAAAGGAACTGATGAAACTGGTGCTTGAACAGAAGATAGCACACGGCGGTCACCCTGTTCTGCGGTGGAACATGGACAATATCTACATTCGCACCGACCCTGCCGGGAACATCAAGGCTGATAAGGAAAAATCCACTGAAAAGATTGACGGAGCTGTGGCAACAATCATGGCTCTCGACCGTGCTATCCGCTGTGGGAATGACCGCGGAGCGAGTGTGTATGATGAAAGAGGTCTGCTATTTTTGTAAAAGCGCTTTCAAATGTATTGCATTTTGCAAGCAAATGTGGTATAATAATAAAAAACGATAGCGCATTTGATATTTGGAGGTGTTCATTATGGCTAGAACTGCAAATGTATTTGCCCGCGTTGAACCGGAGATAAAAGAAGAGGCTGAACATATTCTTGACTGTCTTGGCATTCCTATGTCCAACGCAGTAGGTATGTTTTTAAGGCAGGTCGTACTTCAGAAAGGAATTCCGTTTGATGTTAAGCTGCCCGTTGACGACAGTATTCTTATGATGGACTCTCTTTCAAGAGAACAGCTTTATGCCGAACTGGAAAAGAGCATGGAAGATATCAGGGCAGGCAGAGTGCATACAATAGACGAGGTCGAAGCAGAAATCCGCAGGGAGCTTGATAAATGAAATACCAAATCTTCTATACGGATTCTGCAAAGCAGGACCTAAAAAACATTTACAGATATATTTGTGACAGCCTTGTCGAACCGGAAATTGCCGAAAAACTGACAGACAAGATAATGAAGTCAATTCGTTCTCTTGATGAAATGCCGCAGCGGTATCGGCTGTTTGATGAAGAACCGTGGCGCAGCCGTGGACTGAGAATTCTTCCGGTAAACAATTATCTGATTTTCTATCTTTCAGATGAGGAAAGGACGGTTGTTACAATTCTCCGCATTATTTATGGCGGCAGAGATATCAGCAAGCAGCTTTCTGAAACACAGTATTGATACATAACACCTTAGCATCTGTCAGCAATGGCAGGTGCTTTTCTTATGCCATTTTACGAAAGGACTGACTACATGAAAATTTTCAGCAGCTTATTTCATTCAAGAGATAAGCCTAAAAACAGCACTGCCGGCAGCGCCTACCGCTTTTACACGGGCGGCTCTACCGCTGGAAAGAACGTCACCGAGCGTTCCGCAATGCAGATGACCGCCGTGTATTCCTGTGTTAGAGTGCTGTCGGAAGCAGTGGCAGGACTACCGCTGCACGTCTACAAATACCGTTCGGACGGCGACAACATGGACGTTGCTGCCGTTTGCCCCAAGCGCGGCATGGACGCCGCGCAACAAAGGCAAACAGGCGGTAAGGAGAAAGCAATCGACCACTCCTTGTACCGCCTGCTTCACGATGAACCGAACCCCGAAATGACCTCGTTTGTTTTCCGAGAAACTCTTATGACGCACCTGCTCCTCTGGGGCAACGCATATGCGCAGATTATCCGCAACGGAAAGGGCGAGGTCATTGCTCTGTACCCGCTTATGCCGAACAGAATGACCGTTGACCGTGATTCAAGCGGCAGGCTGTATTATAAATACTACCGTGGTTCAGACGAGGCAATCCGCAGCAAGGAATACGAGTTTATTCTCTCGCCGGGCGATGTGCTGCATATCCCAGGGCTTGGCTTTGATGGGCTTGTGGGTTACTCGCCTATTGCAATGGCGAAGAACGCTATCGGTCTTGCCATTGCGACTGAGGAGTTCGGCGCTAAGTTCTTTGCGAGCGCCAAGCGGCGTCCTTGAACACCCCGGAACGATAAAGGACCCGACAAAGGTTCGTGAAGCGTGGCAGTCGCAGTTCGGCGGGAGTTCCAACAGCGGAAAGGTCGCTGTACTTGAGGAGGGTATGAAATACACTCCCATCAGTATTTCGCCCGAGCAGGCGCAGTTTCTTGAAACAAGAAAATTTCAGATAAACGAGATAGCTCGAATTTTCAGAGTGCCGCCGCACATGGTCGGCGACCTTGAAAAATCGAGCTTTTCTAATATCGAGCAACAGTCGCTTGAATTTGTGAAATACACGCTTGAGCCGTGGCTTGTTCGGTGGGAACAAAGCATGATGCGCTCCCTGCTCACCCCAAGCGAGAAGCAGGATTATTTCATCAAATTCAATGTTGACGGTCTACTGCGCGGCGACTACGCAAGCCGCATGAGCGGGTATGCTACTGCAAGGCAGAACGGCTGGATGTCTGCAAACGATATTCGGGAACTTGAAAACCTCGACCGTATTCCCGCCGAGGACGGCGGCGACCTATATCTCATAAACGGCAATATGACTAAGTTGGCTGACGCAGGTATCTTTGCGGCAGGCAGCGGAAAGGAGGATTCCGATGAAGAAATTCTGGAAGTGGACGAACAAGATGATACAGAACGAAGAAACGCAGGAGCAGAACCCGGAGAGAACGCTGTTCCTCAACGGCACTATCGCAGATGAAAGTTGGTTTGACGATGACATCACACCGCAGCTTTTCAAGGAGGAACTGCTGTCCGGCAGCGGAGATATTACCGTCTGGATAAACTCGCCCGGCGGCGACTGCGTTGCTGCAGCGCAAATCTACAATATGCTGATGGACTACAAGGGCAATGTCACTGTAAAAATTGATGGCATAGCCGCAAGCGCCGCTTCGGTTATTGCAATGGCGGGTAACAAGGTGCTTATGTCCCCTGTTTCAATGCTGATGATACACAACCCTATGACGGTAGCTATGGGCGATTCAGCCGAAATGCAGAAAGCAATCGAAATGCTGTCCGAGGTCAAGGAAAGCATTATGAACGCCTATGAAATCAAGACCAGCATGAGCCGCGCAAAGATTTCACACCTCATGGACGCGGAAACGTGGATGAACGCAAATAAGGCGGTGGAACTCGGCTTTGCGGACGGTATTCTTGCCCGTGAAGAGCCTATGGAGGAACAACCCGCTAACGCTCTGATGTATTCCGAAGCGCAAGTGGTCAACTCCCTTATGGGCAGGATTGCAGAAAAGTGCAGAATTGCCCCGAAAACCGAACAAAAGACCAAAGCTGAGGATTTATTTTCTCGGCTTGATTTGATTAAGAACTGGAGGTAACGAAAATGACAATTCTTGAACTGCGCGAAAAGCGCAACAAGGTGTGGGAAGCCACAAAGGCATTCGTTGAAACCAAGCGCGACAAGGACGGGCTTTTATCTGCAGAGGACGCCGCTTCTTATGCCGAAATGGAGCAGAAAATTAAGGACTACGGCGCTGAAATCGAGCGTATGGAGCAGATGGCGGCTATGGACGCGCAGCTTTCCAAGCCTACGTCAGCGCCACTCACCGCAAAGCCGCTGAACGGTGACAAGCCCAAGTCTGGCAGAGCAAGCGATGAGTACAAGGCGGCAATGCTGAACGCTCTCCGCACGAATTTCAGACAGGTGTCAGATGTGCTTTCCGAGGGCGTTGACGCAAACGGCGGTTACCTTGTTCCCGAGGAGTACGACAGCCGCCTTATCGACACTCTGACCGAGGAGAACATCATGCGAAAGCTCGGTCACACCATCACCACCAGCGGCGAACACAAGATAAACATTGCCGCGACAAAGCCCGCTGCAGCGTGGATTGACGAGGGCGGCGCACTGTCTTTCGGGGACGCTACTTTTGCGCAGATTAACCTTGACGCGCACAAGCTGCACGTTGCGGTTAAGGTGACCGAGGAGCTGCTCTACGACAACGCTTTCGGGCTTGAAAGCTACATAATCGAGCAGTTTGGCAAGGCGCTGTCCAATGCGGAGGAGGACGCTTTTCTCAACGGCGATGGCAAGGGAAAACCTCTCGGAATTTTCGCTGAAACAGGCGGTGGAGAGGTTGCTGTAACTGCGGCGAGCACTACTGCAATAACTGCAGATGAGATAATCAACCTTGTGTACTCCCTCAAGCGCCCGTACCGCAAGAACGCAAAGTTCATCATGAACGACCAGACTATTGCGGCGCTCCGCAAGCTGAAGGACAACAACGGCGCGTATCTCTGGCAGCCGTCCCTCCAGGCGGGCGAGGTTGACAGACTGTTCGGCTATGAGGTTTACACATCTCCGTATGTCCCCACAATCGCCGCAGGAAAGCCCGTAATCGCATTCGGTGACTTTAGTTACTACAACATTGGTGACCGTGGCACTCGTTCTTTTGCGGAACTCAAGGAGCTGTACGCAGGCAACGGCATGGTCGGTTTTGTCGCAAAGGAGCGTGTTGACGGCAAGCTGATTCTCCCCGAAGCCGTACAGATTCTCAAAATGAAAGCCGGCTCAGGTTCGTGATGAATGAACTGCTTACCAAAGTAAAACAGAACCTCATACTTGAACACTCGGCGGACGATGAACTCATAAAAGGGTTCATCACCGCCGCTGTTTCCTATGCCGAAAGCTATCAGCATTTGCCCGAGAATTACTATTCAGAAAACGCAATGCCGCCTACCACAGAACAGGCAGTAATAATGCTGTCCTCGCATTTCTATGAGAGCCGCGATGGCTCGACTGGCGGATTTTTCGGAGATAATGTTCAGGCGGGAAAGCAGGTGTGGGATACCGTGAATATGCTCCTGCGACTGGACAGGCGGTGGAAAGTATGAGTTTCGGAAAGATGAACACGCAGATTCAGATAACGCAAAAACAAATCACGCTCGATGACGAGGGCTTTCAGACGGAATCCAATGTCGTTGTAGCAACAGTCAGAGCCTATCGGGAGGGACGGCACGGCAGCGAGAAACGGGCAAACCGAGCCACTTTTTCCGAAGCTACCGACCTGTTCCGTTTTCGCACCATTCCGGGAGTGAGAATCTCCACGGATATGCGGCTGTTCTGCGATGGTACTGTATTTGAAATAACCTCTGTCGAAGATGTGAAAGGCAGAGGTATGTATATTGAAGTGCTTGCAAAGGAGGTGAAACCGAGTGGCTAAAGCAGATGTTAAAATGCCCGATGAGTTCCTTTTGAGGATTTCCCGGCTTGTAGCGCAGACTGACAGCATTGCCGAAAAGGTTTTGCAAGCGGGCGGCGAGGTCGCTTTCGCAAAGGTTCGGAGCAATCTGAAATCCGTTGTAGGTTCGGGTACGAAAAGCCAATCCCGCTCTACTGGTGAACTTGAACGGTCGCTCGGTTTATCTCCCGTTATTGTCGACAAAAACGGAAATCATGACATCAAGGTGGGTTTCTCTGAACCTCGTTCCGATGGTTCAAGCAATGCTAAAATAGCGAATATCCTCGAGTACGGAACAAGCAGTCAGTCGGCAAAACCATTTCTGAAACCTGCAAAATCCGCTGTGAAAAAGCAGTGCGTGGAAGCCATGAAATCCGCATTTGAAAAGGAGGTCGAGGGGCTGTGAGTCTGCTTTCGGAACTCTCTGCAATCGCAAAAAAGCTGAAAATCCCTGCGCAAACTTCTGTGTATTCCGGTAACGCTCCCGATGAATACTTGGTGTTCACTCCGCTGTACGACAGCTTTGAACTTCATGCTGACAATGCGCCGACTGCCGATGTGCAGGAAGTTCGGATTTCCCTTTTTAGCAAAGGAAACTACACCCGCACGGTGAGCAGGCTTGTAAAGGCTCTGCTCAGTGCGGATATTACCGTAACCGCCCGAAAATATGTCGGTCACGAGGACGATACGGGCTATCATCACTATGCCGTTGATACGGCGAAAAACTATGAAATGGAGGAGATATAAATGGCAACAATAGGTCTTGACAAGCTGTTCTACGCAGAAATTACCGAGGACAGCGACGGCAGCGAAACCTACGGGGTTCCCGCTTCGCTTGCAAAGGCGATTTCGGCTGACCTCTCCGTGGAGCTTGCTGAAGCTACTCTTTACGCTGATGACGGCGCTTCCGAAATCGTCAAGGAGTTCAAAAGCGGTACGCTTTCCCTTGGTATTGACGATATCGGCAATGACGCGGCTTCGGTTCTGACGGGGGCCACCATTGACAGCAACAACGTGGTCATTTCCACCAGCGAGGACGGCGGCAAGCCCGTGGCTATCGGTTTCAGAGCGAAGAAGTCCAACGGCAAGTATCGTTATTTCTGGCTGTACCGAGTAAAGTTCGGAATTCCGTCAACCTCGCTTGCCACAAAGGGCGACAGTATAACGTTTTCCACGCCTACAATTGAGGGAACGGTTCTCCGCAGAAACAAGCCGGACGGAAATGGAAAGCACCCATGGAAAGCGGAAGCGACCGAGGGCGAGAAGAACGTTCCGGACAGCGTAATCACGGGTTGGTACAAGTCTGTGTATGAACCAACATTCACGGCAAAGCCTGCTGAAACAGGCAAGTAACGGAGGTATGAGCAATGACGAATGAACGCAGTTCTTTAATAACTATCGGCGGTGAGCAGTACGAGATGATTCTCACCACCAGAGCGACAAAGGCAATTTCCAACCGTTACGGCGGGCTTGACAATCTCGGCGATAAGCTGATGAAGTCCGAGAATATGGAGATGGCTCTGGACGAGATAATCTGGCTGATAACTCTGCTTTGCAATCAGAGCATTGAGATACATAATTTCAGAAACAGCGAGAAAAAGCCGCTTCTCACCGAGGAAACCGTGGAACTTCTGACCTCCCCCGGCGAGCTTGCCGAGTACAAGGACGCAATCACCGAAGCTATGCTGAAAGGCACAAAGCGTAATGTGGAAAGTGAAGATACCTCAAAAAACGCAGTAACAGCCGAGTGAATGACGCAGAACTGTTCACCCGGCTGTTTTATTACGGAACGGCGCAGCTGCACCTTTCTTCGGAAGAGGTGTGGCTTATGCCGTTCGGCTTTCTGATGGATCTGTGGGAGTGCCATAAGCAGTTTATGGGGCTTGCTAAACCTAAGCGGGAAACAGATATTGACGAGATTGTACCGATGGGGTTTTGATTGGAAAAGTGGTTGAAAAAAGTGCGAATGTGTGGTAAAATAAAATCATAAGGGGAGATAATCTTCTCTACAAATTGGAATTGGTTGTAAATTAATTGTCACAGTAAAGGAGAATACCTATGTGGTCTATTGATATGAATACTGATAATTTGTCAAAGGACCAAATAATTGATGTAAGAAAGATGCTTGGACAAATTATAAAACAGGCAAAAGCGCAAGCCAAACATGAAACATGCTTGATATGCGGAAAAAAATTACCGTTTTGTAATTCACATACCGTTCCTCAATTCTGTTTAAAAAACATTGCGGATAACGGAAAAGTGAAATTATTTAATGCACTGGTTGGAACGGAACTTCTTTCCGTGGATTCTGGCATTAATAACGCTGGAACTTTTCATATTATATGTCGTCCATGTGATGGCACTATTTTTCAAGATTATGAAAATCCGCATGCCTATTCTAATACGCCGACCAGTAAGCTTCTTAACCAAATTGCTTTAAAAAATGTTCTTAGAGATATTTATAAGCATGAGACCGAGCTTGAAATGATGAGGAATGCTAAAAAAATAATGCATGAAAAGAATCCTTTCATTGCAATTATATCAGATAGTTATTTTGATTGTCAGATAAATGCGCGTTGTCTAGATGTCAAAGAATGTTATGATATATTTAATATTTCTAAGAACAATTTGGGCGTTGTGTCTCCAAATGTACATATAGTATCCTTTGATCAATTAAATTATATTGTTCCCATTGCTTTTCAAGGAATGATAGCACTAATAACAGGTGTTAATGGGGAAGTTATAAACAATCAATTTAATTATGATTCTAACTATTCTGTCGAATATTTACACTTGGCAATTTTTCCGCTTGAAAACTCATCAGCTATTATTACTTTTTCTGACGATAAAAACTCTCGTACATTAACATTTGAAAATGAACTTAAAAATATGTCGATTACTAATAGGCTTGAAATAATAAACCGTATTATATTGTGGTATGCTGAAGATTATTTTTTCTCACCAAAGTTACCGAAAGAAGTATCAAGTGAATTGGAACAAGCAGCGCAGCAGATGCAGGATTTAGTGTCAATTAATCCTGAAGAATCATTAAAAAATGCTGTTAAAGATTATGATTTGCGCAGAGATACTTGCTTACCCAATTTATTGTCACAGGAATACGCAATATAGGAATTTTTGACAATTGCCTAAAATTTACGCTATAAAACCAATTAAGGATTAATCCATCAGAAACATATTGTCTCCATAAATCCGCTGAATTTTACAAATGTGGAATAGACAAATTTCAATAAGCCAAGCAGTTTAACACACTAAAGGAGCACCCACCACGGTTGCTCCTTTTTCATATATCCCCCGAGCCGCAAGGCTCTTTTTTTATGCCCATTTCCAAGGAGGTGACGCAGAATGTCCGAAAATTTCGGCTTAAAAATAGGTCTTGAGGGCGAAAAGGAGTTCAAGAAATCCCTCGCCGAAATCAATAATTCTTTCAATGTTCTCGGCTCCGAAATGAAACTGGTGGATTCCCAGTTCGATAAGAACGACAAATCCACCGAAGCCCTAACAGCCCGCAGCGAGGTTCTGAACAAGGAAATCGACCAACAGAAGCAGAAAATCGAAACGCTCCGTTCTGCCCTTGCCAATGCCGCCGAGTCCTTTGGTGAGAACGACCGCAGAACTCAAAGCTGGCAGATTCAGCTGAACAACGCTCAGGCGGCTCTCAACGGCATGGAGCGTGAACTAAGTTCCAACAACACCGCCCTTGAAAAGGCTGACAGGGGCTTTGACGATGCCGGAGATGAAGCAAAGGATTTCTCCAATTCCGTCAAGAAAGCCGCCGATACCAGCGAAGACGCTGACGGAAAGTTGAGCAAACTCGGAGATACCGCAAAGAAAATCGGCGCGGCTCTCGGGGCTGCGGCGGCAGCAGTCGGGACAGCCTGTGTTGCTGCAGGAAAAAAGCTGTGGGACATGGCGAATGATGTAGGCTCGGCGGGCGACCAGATCGACAAGACCTCGCAGAAAATCGGCATAAGCGCCGAAAGCTACCAGAAGTGGGGCTATGTGTTCGAGCGCTGCGGCGCTGACGTGAACAACCTACAGACGGGCATGAAAAAGCTGTCTACCGTCATTACTGACGCAGCGGGCGGCTCGGATTCAGCAGCCGAAAAGCTGTCCGCTGTCGGGCTTTCCATCGAGAAACTGAACGGAAAGTCCCAGGACGAACAGCTTAGCGTTGTAATCACGGCTCTGCAGGGCATGGAAGCAGGCGCAGAGCGCACCGCCGCCGCAAACGACCTCCTCGGAAAATCCGCAGTTGATATGGCGGCTGTTCTGAACACAAGCGCAGAGGAAACCGAACGTCTGAAGCAGGAAGCCGAGGATTACGGCATGGTTATGAGCAACGAAGCGGTTGCGGCTTCCGCTGCTTTTGAGGACAGCCTTACCAGGCTGTCGCACACGGCAGGCGGTCTGAAAAACCGCATGGTGGGAGAACTCCTGCCGGGAATTACGCAGATCACAGACGGTCTTGCCGACCTCCTCGCAGGCAACGAGCAAGCTTCGGACGAACTGAAAAACGGCGTTACATCTGTTATCGACACTATCCGCACGCCGATTCCGCAGTTTGCGGAACTTATCACCTCTATTGCGGGAGCGGTTCTCGAAAGCGCTCCGGGTATCATCAAGGCGCTTGCGGACGGACTGCTCTCGGCTATCTCGGAACTCACTCCGACCATTGCCAGAATCGTGACCGAAATAATCTCGGCTCTGGTGGGACTGCTGCCGCAGATAGTTTCGGCGGGAGCGGATATTCTGCTGTCGCTCATCAAGGGAATTGCGGACACGATTCCGCAGCTTGTTCCGCAGATAGTCGCAGTTGTCGTGGAGATAGTGAAAACGCTTGTGGACAACCTGCCGCTTATTCTGGACGCAGCTTTGCAGCTTATAACGGGACTTGCACAAGGCATTCTTGACGCTCTGCCTGTCCTCATTGAAGCCCTGCCGCAGATAATCACGGGAATCGTGGACTTTCTCATCGGCGCAATACCGCAGATAATCGAAGCGGGAATACAGCTGCTGACTGCACTTGTGACGGCTCTGCCGGACATCATTGCGGCAATCGTGGAGGTCATTCCGCAGATAATTGACGGCATAATCAAGGCGGTGATTTCCGCAATTCCGCTCATCATCGAAGCCGGAATCAAGCTGTTAGTTGCGCTTGTGCAGAATCTGCCGACAATTATTACGACTATTGTTGCGGCTATTCCGCAGATTATTTCAAGCGTTATCGACGCTGTTATCGGAGCGATTCCGCAGCTTATTGCGGCTGGTGTTCAGCTGTTTATTGCGCTGATTGAAAACCTCCCGACCATCATCGTGGAGATAGTCAAGGCGATTCCGCAAATCATAACCGGCATTGTTGGCGCATTCGGCAGTTACTTTGGCAAGATGGCGGAGGTCGGCGGCAATCTGCTGAAAGGTCTGTGGCAGGGTATTTCCGACGCGGGCGCGTGGCTCTGGAATCAGATAAGCGGATTTTTCGGCGGCATTGTGGACGGAATCAAGGACTTCTTCGGAATACACTCGCCGTCAAAGCTGTTTGCGAACCTCGGCGGCTTTATGGCGGAGGGGCTTGGCGAGGGTTTCGGCGATGAGATGAAAGACGTTTCAAAAAGTATGCAGAATGCAATTCCGTCAGATTTTGACCTCGATATGAACGGCACAGTTTCGGGTTTCAACGGAGTACAGACGCAGGCATTTGACATTACGATTCCGCTTAGCATTGACGGTGTACCTCTCACAAAGGTAATTTCAAGAATACAGTGGAATCAGAACAAGGTGACGGTAAGGAATGCGGGGGCTGTGTGATGGTTGAGATAATCGTGACCGAAAACGGCAATGTGCGAGGTGTGTTTACAAGGGTGATTTCCGCATCGCTTACCGACAGCCTTAACGGAGAATGCACCTTTCAGTTTTCCGTGATATCCTCGATGGCTTCGGAGATATTCACAGGTCTTGAGGTACAGCTGAAAAGCGACACGCTGAACTACCTTTTCAATGTAGTGAAAGTGTCGAAATCCCTCTCCGGAGGCATTGCGATTTGCGCCGTTGAGTGCGAACACAAGTCATACGAACTGAACAACGATGAATACAAGCTGACTGAATTTGACTTTGATGGTGCTCCCGGTGAGTGCCTTATTTCTTTGCTGCAAGGTACTTCGCTGACCGCCGGAATCTGCGACCCGACCGTCCCGATAAAGCTGAAAATCAACCGTGAATGTACCCGCAGAGCCGCCTTAATGCAGCTAATTGCGCTCTGCGGCGGCGAAATCGAGTACAACGGAGCAGAAATAAATATCAGTTCTCACAGAGGTTCGCAGGACTACATCGGCATTATGGACGGTCGTATTGTATCGGATTTGACCATGGAAACCGACAGCCGTTCCGGCACTACAAATTACGGTCTGACGCTGTACAAGAACGTAAATTTTTCGGTCGGCGACAATGTGCAGATAGTGTTCCACCCGTTCAACCTCAACGTAAACACCCGCATAATCGCCATGAGTTTCAACCCGTACAACCGCCGTGAGATTTCCATTGAGGTCGGAGATTACCGTCCGAGCATTTCGGACAATCTCTATCAGATGGAGCAGAAAACAAACGAGATACGCAAGGACGTGGGAGAATCCACAGCGGAACTGAAAACCGCGACAAACAACACGGATATTTCGGTTACAGACAAGTCGCAAAGGCTGTTCCGCATTACTTACAATGCGATTCAAGCGACATACGCGGCATTCTGCTCGACCGTGAAATTCGTGATTTCAGCCGCAGGAACTCTCGCATTCATTCTGAAAAAGAACGAAAACGAAGTCATGCGGTATGAGGAGTATTTCAGCGAGGGTCCGCACACCAAGACCTACACCTATCCGTTCACATCGGAGGTCGGTCAAAACACCATGTCGCTCAGCATGGTTTCGACTGACGGCGCAGAGGGAAAATTCCCGAAAATGCAGACATGGGGCTATGTGATGGGCGCTTACCTTGCCGGAGATACACCCTGGGACGGCTACATCGAGGCGCGTGAGGACGAGGTTCGTTTTACTATGCGCCGAACCGTCAGAAAGTCGCTTGTTTGTGCATCGGATACGCTACTGTTTGAGATACTCGAATCGCACAAGTTTGTTTTCGCCGAGCTTATGCCCGCTTTTGTTAAGAGCGAGAGGGAGAGGAAAACGCTTGAACCCACGGTCAGAGCGGTATTCCCGGACGCATGGAGCCCCAAGATCGTCACACCACCGCCAATCACCGTGGTGAACGTATCGAACAGAAAGCTGTATCTTGAACTGCGAAATCCCGTCAAGGGGGAGCGCATTGAAACCGCAGCTTTCACAATGATAGTCACCACCGAAAAGGAAACCGTGCGCTTGCAGCCGATTTCCGCAGATTTCGGTGTCGGCGATTTCGGCAGTACGATTTGGCTTGCGTTCGGAAGTTCCGTGATGAAAGACAGCGTTCAGAGCATTACTCTGCTGTATGACGGAGAGGTCGGTAATCTGACTGATGTGCTGAATAACGCGCCGTGTAACAGTTTCCAGATATCGTTTATTTATTCACCATTCGAGGAGGAAGAAACATGATAAAAGGATGTGCGACCATTCAGATTTTTGATGAGAAATCTGGAGAAGTGGTTAAGGAACTTCATGAAGAAAACATGATAACCAACGCAGTGGACACGATTCTCAACCCGCCTGATTACATCGAAATCGGAATGGATTCCGACAACGACCGCATCTTTAATATGCTGCGTGACTTTTCGGGAAACATCGCTGATACTGCGTTCTGTGGGGTAATAGTTTGCCGTGATAAAATTCCCGAGGACGGCAACAATATGATGCTCCCGTGGACGAACGAGGAGATAGGTCATGCAGGAATCGCCAACACGAACACGGATACAAGTATCGGTACTTACAACGCCAACGAAAGCGGCCGCATTGAGAACGGCAAGGGCTACCGCCATGTGTGGGACTTTGCTTCGGATAAGGCAAACGGCGAAATCAGTTGTATCTGCCTTACCACCAAGGACGGCGGCACAAACGGAATGCACCATTCCTACTGGAATCTGTCCTGCGGAGGTACTGACCTTAACAGCAGTTCTCTGGATTCGTTCAGGCAGGCGTACCACACTATTGTCGGGCGGTATATTCCGGATTCGCAGTTCAATTGCGGGGTTTTCAAGTGGTTTTACATGGGCAGGCTGTCCAATGGAAATGTGCGGCTTCTCGGTAAGCATATCCATGACGGGTGTATTTACGAGGTCGTTATGTTCGACCCCATGTCCATAAGCGTAAGCGCGGAAAAGCCGTTCTGCGGCATTATAAGCGTGAAGAAAGTTATAGAGCTGTTCCCGGCGGCAGAGCGTATTCCTAATTCGACCTATGATAACAGCTATCATCACGGAAGTTATTTTTATGACTGTAACACTACAAATGCGGACTATGTACCGCAGGAGGAAAAGGAAAAGCTGCGTCAGGACTGGGAGGACGACCCTCAATGGCTTGCGTATTTTCCGTATGTTATCGGCGATAAGATACATATTGTTGCGACCTCACGCTGTCATATCCATCACTATATTTTCAGGCTGTCCGACTACTCGCAGGTTTCGAAGAAAACCATCGAAACAGACACTCTGCTCCAGATGTATGGCGTGGGATTTAAGTATGAGAGAATCAGCAATTCTTCATCGCAGTACAGATGGTTTTACGGCGCGGGTGTGAACGGCGATTACTGCAATGCGCTGAGCGCATTTGAGTGGGATGATAAGTATTTCGTCATTACAAAAAATCCGCTGATAAATGGTAGCGAAGTCACCACGACCAACAATTTCGGTCAGCTTAGAGTATTCACAAAGGACGGCAAATCCACGGGCAAGACATGGCAGTATGTCGCTGACGGAACGCTCTCTAATATGACGGCGGCGAGCTTCTGGGGATTTTATGTTGACGAAAAGACGAACACTCCGCTTGTGATTTGCGACAGCTGCAATATTTCCTATTCACTGCTTGCCCTTGAGATAATCAAAAGCGGCGAAGATTACGGCAGATACAGAATGCGGTTTTCTGCGCCCACCTATTCAAGCAGCTACCTCTATTCTTACGCAAATATACTTAAAGTCGATGGACTTAGTCTGCCGCTGTATGTTCTGCCGTACTATCCGTATTCAAGCGGCAGTCAGCATTTCTTCGGCTTTGCGCTTGGAATATGCAAGCTGTGCCTTACCACAATAAATAACCTGTCCGAGCCGGTGCGAAAGCTTGACGGGCAGGTCATGAAAATTACATACGACATCGTTGACGAATGATTGGAGGGGTCATTATGAGAGAATTCTGGAACACAATTCAGCTTATTTTTACTGCGGTCGGCGGGTGGCTCGGCTGGTTTCTCGGAGGGAGTGACGGTTTGCTTTATGCGCTTATTGCCTTTGTGGTTATCGACTACATAACCGGAGTGATGTGCGCTATCTCGGATAAGAAGCTGTCAAGCGCAGTCGGGTTCAAGGGAATATGCAGAAAGGTGCTTATCTTCGCTCTGGTCGGCGGCGGGCATATTCTTGATACACGGGTTATTGGCGCAGGCTCTGTTCTGCGCACTGCGGTGATATTCTTCTATCTGTCGAACGAGGGTATTTCACTGCTTGAGAATGCAGCGCACCTGGGTCTGCCCGTTCCGAAGAAGCTGAAAGACGTACTGGAGCAGCTGCATAAGCGCTCGGAAAAGGAGGACGATGATGAAGATTAAAGGTGTTGATTTAAGTTACTGCCAGGAGGGCATCAGCTTTCCTGCGCTGAAACAGGCGGGCGTGAAGTTTGCGATTATCCGTGCGGGCTTTTCCACGAAGAAAGATGTTACTATGGATAAGTTCGTGGCTGACTGCAAGAAATACGGCATTGATTACGGATTTTACTGGTACAGCTATGCTATGAGCATTGAGCAGGCAGAAGCTGAAGCTAAAAAATGTATTTCTGTGATTAAGAAACTGTCCCCGACATATCCCGTATTCTTCGACATGGAAGAGAAAAAGCAGATCAGCGGTCTGAATACGGACACACGCACAAAGATGGCAATTGCTTTCTGCGAAAAGATAAGGCAGGCGGGATTCAAGCCCGGAGTTTATGCAAATCCGTCTTTCATGGAGAACTATTACGACAAGAGCAGGATTGTCGGCAAGTATGACATCTGGCTTGCTCACTGGACTAACAGCCCCAATTGCCCGTCAAAGTACAACTACGGTCAGACTATGTGGCAGTGGGGACTTGACAGAATAGGCGGATACGACATTGACGGCGATATCTGCTTTACAGATTACAGTAAGAAAAAAACTGTCGAGAAAACCATAGATCAGCTTGCTGACGAGGTTCTTGCCGGCAAGTGGGATAACGGTGCGGAGCGTGAAAGACTGCTCACCGCCGCCGGATATGATTATAACGCTGTTCAGAAAAGAGTCAACGAAAAGCTATACAGGAAAACTACCGATGAGATTGCAGTTGAGGTTATTGCGGGGCTGTGGGGGAACGGAGCTGAACGCAAGGAAAAGTTGACAGAAGCCGGGTATGATTACTCGGAGGTGCAGAGAAAAGTTAATCAGCTTATTAAATAAGAAATGTGCCGTGGGCATTTGGACTATTCCGAATGCCCACGGCTTTTTTATAAATAACTTAGTTTAACTTGTTTGAAAAACAGATGAACTGATAATCTAAACGTCACTTGTTGATAAATTACGCTTGCAATTTATTGGGATTAGTAGTATAATATAATAACAAAATTACTTAAATGGTGGTGATTAT